AGCAAGATCCTACCAGCACGACGCCTACGCTTGACTGCGCAAATATTACTTTTAAAGGTTTTAGGATAACAAATACCGGAGATATCATTTTTGCAGATGCAACGGCCCAGCTAAACGATGGCCAATTTTTGACAATAACAGACGTTACATCAACTTCGGGAGATCATTTTTTTGACAAAGTAGGAACGAAAACGCCTCGAGCTCTTGATGTGTTTGTTACGATTCCGACGGGGTATGTAGATGCTGGAACAATAAAAGAGTGCCCAAGCGCTATTACAGAGCAGCAACCGGCCCAGCACGGAGGATGCTCGGCCTCTCCGAATGCTTTTATAACAGATCAAGCCTTTGATGATATTGACGACTTCTGCGCTAAGCAAAACGGCCACACAGTCAAAAGGCAAATAACAGGAGATGGAACTCTCGGCGCTATAATTTGTGAAGTTTTTGGAGATGGAAGCAAGCGCACATTCAACGGGCAAAATTTATTTTACGGATATAGCTCTACCCTTGATAGTACAGGAGCTGGAAATATTGGCGGCGAATGGAAGGCGATTAGAATCTCAGAGTTTGGAATTGTAACGGAGGTATCTGACAAAAACTGCGACTCCGGAGACACCGATTAAAAATTGAAAACATGGCTTTAAAATCAGCAACGATACAAATATTTATTTACTCAGGTACTCAAGGGAGTTACTCTGACTCAGATCTTAAATACACGATCTCAAAAGAAAGAATTTCAAGTAAATCAAATATTCTTTTTGAAATTGCAAATCTTGTAAGAGATTACATCACTCATGAGTTCAACAACGATTACCCTTCCGCTACTCAATGGGTAACAGTAGTTCAAACCCTTTTTGATAGCGATACAAACGCCGTTTACGCGACAGGAGGCACAGTTACAAATCATTACGTTTTAAAAGATGGATTCGGGGATTTCGAAGACGAAATCAATCCGCAGCTCTCTACAAATTGCTTGATTACTTCTGACAATATTTATTTACCCGAGGGAACGGCTGGAAAAATTCCAATATTTGCGGAAGGAGTGGGAAAATATGTAATCGGATCAACCACAACCCAGGTAACAGATTCTGGAAATTCAAACCAAAAAATACAATACATTGCCGTGCCTGCTGACACGACAAATGATGTCGTAATATATGCAACAAATGACTCGGATATCGTAAAAACAATAAAAGTAAATCTAGTATGCGAGCCGAAATTTACATCTTACAAAGTTACTTTTGTAAATAAATATGGAGCGTATGAAGATTTTTTCTTCTTTAAAAAAACCACAGAGCGATTTAGCGTAACGGATGAAATACACAAAAGAAATAATATCAATACTTCCTCAGTTTCTTATGCAACAAATAAAGGCCAAAGAGAAAGATACGGAGTAAACGCCGTAACTACTTTGGAAATGAACACCGGATACATCCTAGAAAATGCAGTAAGCTCAATTGAAGAAATGTTTTTGTCTGAAAACGTGTGGATTAGATTTGACGGGAAGACGCTTCCGGTCATTCCGAAAAGTAAATCTTTTGTTCAAAAAACGGGCCTTAATGACAAGCTTATCAACTATACCGTGCAATTTGAATTTGCTTTCAATCTGATCAATAATATTAGATAAATGAAAGAATTACAAATTCAACTTTTTATAAATGATCAAGAGCTTGAATTGCATGACAATGAAACAATCACTCTCACTCAAACACTTCAGGACGTTCTTGATTTTTCAAAAGTATTTACAGATTACACTCGAACTTTTAACGTACCAGCTTCAAAAGTAAACAACAAAATTTTAAATCATTATTACATCCCAGGATTAAGAGTGGATGACTTTGACGTGCAATCTAAATTTGACGCAGAATTATTTTTGAATTACAAGCCATTCAAAAAAGGAAGGGTAAGGCTGGAAAATGTGCAAATGGAAAATCACAGCCCTATAAATTACCGAATTACTTTTTTTGGAAATACAATAAAATTAAAAGATTTGATCGGAGATGATCGATTGTCAGATCTTGAAATTTTAGGAGATATTCAATTGCAGCTTACATATACCGCAACGGAGGTAATCGCAAAAATGCAGGATGGAATTGATGTGCAAGTTAACGGAGAAAATATTACCGACATGATAATTTACCCGCTAATAACTCATACGTCTCAATTATTTTACAACTCAGGAGATGATACCGCCGGCACAAATAATCTTTATTACGGATCAAATTCTCACGGAGTAGTTTTTGATCAATTAAAACCTGCGGTGCGCTTAAATGGCTTATTAGAGGCCATTATGCAAAGATATAACATCACTTTTTCAACTGATTTTTTTTCAAGCACCAATCCAACCTGGAATAATTTATACATGTGGCTTCACAAAGATAAAGGCTCTCTTATCAATACAGACGACAATCGACACTTTTCAAATATTTACGGGAAATGGTTTGACGCTGGCACAAGTTTTATCAATAAAAGCGGAAACAGGCACAAAAGATTGCTCGCTGGTTTTTCCACCAAAGGAATTACAGGGTATAAAAACGGGATTGTATACGGGAGTTATAGAGGAGAAAGGTACATTGATATAAAAATAGAAACGGCAGCAACTGAATACGACTTCAGGCTAGTAGCTGGAAGAGAGGTTTTATTTGAAGGAAATTTCTCAGGTAATTCGCATCCGATTAAATTATCGGATGAATTAAAAATGATCAAACCAAACTCAAACAAAGATTACAGAAATCACAGGCCCGAAATTGCTTGCAGCGAAAACGCTTCTTTTACGATTACGATGAAAGTGTTTGAAGCCAAAGATCAAGATTCAAGCTTTGCATCAGCAAAAGCAACGCACGCCTCTTCAACTTTTTACCGAACAAATCCAGCCGAAGAAATTCCTGATATGAAAATCATGGACTTTTTGACCGGCATATTTAAGATGTTCAATTTGACGAGTTATCTTGACGAAGATACAAATATTATTGAGGTAATTCCTTTGAATGATTGGTACAATTCATCTACTGCAACTTACGACATTACGCCGTATATGGATCTTAAAAAATCCGAAGTATCGGTGCCTTTGCCTTACCAGGAGATCGATTTTTCATACGA